CATACCGATCCTCTCTACAAAGAGATCAAACGCAACGAGGCGTGGCAAGACTGGCTGGATCTTAGATTTGGCGTAAAAAGCAGCAAAGAACTAAGCATAAACGAGCTAAACACGGCCGTAAATATCTTGCGCGGCAAGTGTGAAGATAGGCTAAATTTTACGCCCGACTACGCAGGTCGAAACCTAACTAAGCCCGATAAAATCACGCAAAAACAGATAAAAAAGATTGAAATTTTGATAAGCGAACTAGGCTGGGACGAGGCCGCGAGGCTTAGATTTTTTTATAGGCAAACGGGTTCTTTGATACCCAAGCTTTATCTGCTCGATAAAAAACGAGCGAACAAGATAATCACGGGGCTTGAAGCCGTGATCAAGACGCAAAGAGCCAAAGCTCGAGGCTGATATGCTGGGAAAATTTTAAAATATGCGCTAAAATCTTACCCAAAATATAAATTTATAGCGCAACAATGCGCCAAGACCGAAAGTCTTGGTGTGCTTTAGGTGGGTGCAGGGAGCACAGCTCCCGCCCGCAAAGGGCGACTTTGTTGCCCTGCGGAGTAAAAAATGTTTTGTCCGTATTGCGGAAACGAAAAAACAAGAGTCGGCGCTACCGTAAAAGGGCTTGAAACCGTGCGTTTTAGAAAGTGCGCCAAATGCGGCAGGACTTGGACTACAATTGAGACTATCAAGCCAAATGACGAATACTTACAAAAATTTATAGAGGCACGTGATGAGCATAGAAATCAAAGGGCTTGATGAGATCATAAGCAAGCTTGACAAGCTTCAAAGTGGCAACGCTCTATCAAAAAGCACGTTTGATGGTATCGGCAATATGATTGCAAACTCTATCGAAAACGCCTTTGAAGATGAGAGAAGCCCTTTTGGGGAGAAGTGGAAACCGCTATCAGCCACCACAGTGTTTAGTGAGTTTGGTGGTGGTGGGCTAAAGGGCATAAAAAGTGGCACACAGGATGCATATACCAAAAACGGCAAACGCCAGCGTAAAAGATTTTTAGATAAATTTGGAGCTGGTGGCACAAGAAAGATATTGCAGCAAAAAGGAAATCTAGCGCATAACTGGCACATAAACGCCACAAAAACAAGCGTCACGGTCTCAAACAATAGCTCGGCTGATGGATACCCATACGGACTCACACATCAGTTTGGCACAAATAAAGCTGGCAAACACAAAAATGTCCATATCCCAGCACGTCCATTTTTGCCAGTAGATAGTAATGGCGAGTTAGAGCCAAATTTAAAGGAAAACATCAAAAGCTTTTTGAATGATGAGATAGCGAAGATGATAAAAAGCTAAATTTGTGGTATAATGATAATTAAAGAGATGGTTGATGCCGAGAATGTAGTATTCGGCACTCCCCCGCTCTTGGCGGGTGTGGGTGGTATTGCAGGTGCAACTCCTGTCGCCATCTCTTATTTGTTTATGATTTTTGCTTTTTTAAACTCTATGACATCGACTTTTCCAGCCGTTACCATATAATTTGTAGTTCCAAATTTTTTTAATTTGTGATTTATATTTACAGCCACTTTATTCATCTTCGTCTTATCCGTTTTGTCTTCAAACCAAAAAATGATACTATTATTTTTTTCATCTACGCTTACTGGTGTATCATCGTCAGCTAGAATTTTAACTATTTGCCTTATTTCATCTATGCCCAAGGCTTGACCAAACTGCCCTTTTCTTTCGGGTCTGATATGTAAAATGCCGCGTTTGTCTCCCGCTATGTGCCTCTCTTCAACTACGGTTTTTAAAATTTCACTCGTCTTTTGGGCTATGAGCGGGCTTAGTAAGCCAACCTGAAAAGCCTGTATTGGAGCACTTTTGTTTTTTTTGATCAGCAGTTCATCTACTGCTTCGTTGAGGCTTTTCTCCCACACATACAAATTCCTCTGACGCTCGTAATCTTGCAAGTCATCTTTTACGATCTGCTTTAATACACCGCTTAAATTTGCCACCTTTTGATCTAGCACAGCTTCTAAACTTTCGCTGCTTTTGCCCGGATTATACGCCCAGTCCTTGCTTGCTATGCTCCCTGGCGCACTTTGGCTTATCTTGTAACCCTTTTGCTTGATCTCATATTCGCTTACCACCTGCACTTTGCACCGACATCCCCAGTCGTTTGGCGGGTAATTTTTCTGCCAAAATTTATGCGTCTTTGGTAGTATGAGCCCATGCAGCTTTGCGTGAGATGCCCTTGTGCGCCGATCAAGTATGGCTACATATCTAAAATACTCAAATGGCGAGCTCATCTGGCTTTCATACCTTGCGCGCGCAAAGCTTACCCTCATATTTGTTTCAAATATCCTTTTTAGCCTACGAGAGCCCACATAAATTTGTTTTGCCTCTCCGGTCTGCGGGTTTGTTACACTTACGTCTCCTAGCCAGCCCTTTTTTGCTAGCACGGGCTTAATGTTTTCTTGCCAAGCTTCAAAGCTCTGACCCTTTTTGTATGCATCTTCAAGGCTTGATTGAATGTTGTTTAGCAGATCTATTTTAGTGATCTTTGCAACTGTAAAAACTCTTGTGTGTGTTTCGTGCATGATCTCATCGTAGTCAAAATGTAGCTCGGGCTTTCTTGCTTTTAGCGCAGCGAGTGCATTTACAGGCTCATCAAAAAATGAAAATTTAAGTGGGCTCATTCATCGCTTCCATAAATCTGGGCATTTGCAATAGCTCTCATCATCACATCTTCAAGCGTAGTCGTATCTAGGTTTTGATACATATCGCCAAGCCTTTTAAAGGCTTCTTCGTAGCTACTGCTATCTTTTAAAAGCGTATTTAACGAGCTTTCAACGGCTTTTAAAATCTCTTTGTCTGCTTTGTTGTATTGATTAGATGCAAGCGCTGCGTCGATGTTATCGAGTGGCAAATTTAAAGATTTTGCGTTTTTATCTTGCCTGCTTTGCTTAGAAGCATTATTTGCTGGCTCATTTTGCTCACTTTTTAGTTTTAGCCCCTTGATTTTAAAGGTCGTCTCCATAAACTCCACTGGGATCTCATATCCCATATTTGTGATCTTTTCATATACGGCTGATAAGGCTTCTTCATCGGCTTCAAGATTTGCATCGAGCATAAATTTAAATGGCTTGACGTTTGCAAAATTTAACACCAAAATTTCATTTATCAGCTCATATATGCTTGCACCTATCAGCATCGCATCAAAGCGTAGGATGTCTTGTCTTACTTCATTGTGTATCTTGCCAAGAGCTTGCGTGCCGTTTGCTTGTGAGTTGCCAGCAAGCACCTGTCCTGTTATGCTTTTTGATATGCTATCGTCGCAATATTTAATGAATTCAAGAAAGGTCGATTTATCAACATTGCCGTTAAGTAGCTCTAAAATATCATCTTTTGAAAAAAGCCCCACTCCGTTTGCGCGTAAATTTACCGCCGCTTCTATGAGCGCACTACTTTTGCTTTCATCTTCTATGGAGTCAGATTTCACCACAAGTGGTGGCACGGATAGGCTGTCAAAGTAACTCATATATTTTGAGATGGCAAGGTGTTTAAGGGCTGTGATCGTTACTATTCGATACATCAGACTTTGAGTGATGATGTCGCCGCTATCTGTTGGGTGAAAATGTAGCCAAAACAAATCTAAATTCTCATCCACATATAGCTTTTCAAAGCTTTGTTTTAGATATAGCCGATCCTCGCGGTCAGTGTTAAAGTATGTCGGTGCAATGAAGCTAAACTGCGGTAAAATTTCGCCGTCCGTGTTTTGCCATTGCTTGATAAAAGGAGCAAAGCCATAAGCGATCGCAGCCGTGCAGGCAAAAAGGAATTTTTTAAATTTTATGCTTTCAAGATATTTAAGCATAAACTCATTTTGCGCTTTATCTTCACTCTCAAAAAATATCGGTAATGCACTGACATAGACCTTGCGCTTGAAAAGCTCTGAGCCTATTTGTGCGTCTGTGGCTTTGAAATACTCAAATACCCGCACAAGGCTTTCAAAGCTGCCTTCAACGATGGCTGATCTTACAAGATCGTAGTTTATGCCACTTAACACATCTGCTTTATCACTCTTTTTTATGATTATTTTTTTCACGTGTATCTATCCTTTAATGATCTGATTAAATTTTTATTTTTCTTAATGATTTTATTGATCGCGCGATAGTCTGCTATGGCGACACTTGAAGCGATCCGAAACGCCATTTCGCTAGCATCCAGCAAGTCATCGTGCGGGGCTTTTGGATATGTATCAAGCTCTTCTATCAAAAGTGTGTTGTCTAAATTTACCTCTATCGTGCCATCTGTGATGTATGGCGCAAGTGCGTCAAGTCTAAGCTCCTTTGCAACCGAGTTTTTTAGCTCGCAAACGCTTAAAATAATGCCTTTTTTGGCAAATTCATCTTTTAGCTTGTCTTTGAAAAACTCCTGAAACGCGATCGTCTCAATGGCTATCTTTACAGGTTTGCCAAAGTTTAAAATTTTAAGATAAAGCCTTACTATCTTTTCTATCATCATATCAGGCTTTATCTTGTAGCCTTTGGCGTCAAGATAGTATTGTTTGTCTTTTTTGCCAAGCAGTGCCAGCCCAAAATAATCCCCTCTTGCCTTTCCCATGGCTGGGTCAATACCGATGTAATAAGCATCGCAAACGGGCATCACTTCATAGGTCTTATATTCAGCAAATATCGCCCCATCTTTACTTAAAGGTTCGTTTTGATATTCGGAATAAAAGCTCTCTTTGTCGTCAAAAAACTCAGCCAAAATCGCACGCTTATCCATACTCTCATCATCAAGCTTCATATTTATGATCTTTGCTGTTTTTATGCTGTCTTTGTTGAGTGCGTCGATATTATCTGGAAATTTAACAACAAGCGGGAAATTAAAGCTAGTAAAGCTACTTAGCTTTTTAATGCGTGCTAAAAGCCCGTCGTGATGAAGTCTCGTGCCAACGACGATGATGTTAAATTTATCATCATACCTGCTTGGCAGCTTTAAAACAGCCTTTCTAAACCACTTATAAAGCTTCTCACGCTGCGCTAGGCTCTCGACGTTTTCATCGTTTTCTATATCGTCAGCTATGATGATGTCAGGACGGCGTCCTAAAAAGTTCGTGCCCCTTATTTTTTTGCCAGCACCAAAAAATTTAAGCTTCTTTGGCTTTTTATCGACATAAAAAATAAACTCTTCACTTTTCCACTTTTCGCCGATTGAAATTTTAAAATCATTTTTTAGCTTTGCATTTTCTTCAAGCTCCACACGCAAGGTATCGCTGCTCTCAACTGCGATGTCTATGGTCGAGCTAACAACTATGCCGTAGTTTTTGCGTCCGCTCAAAAGCTGCCAAAGCAGATACAACCTAGTTATCAGCGTCGTTTTAGCACCGCCCCTGTAAGCTTCTATGAGCACACAACGACTATCCTCGCAGACGTTTTCAAGCTTGTTATACACGAAAAGGCGAAATTTACTATGCTCTTTAAAATTTGATAGCCCTACCTTGTCCTCTATGCCAAGTTGATGCGCAAAATACTGCGTCGCAAAATAATAAAAATCGTTTTGCGCCCTTTCGTGCCTAAAATCTCCTTGATCATCTAAAATATTTGGTAGTGATTTCAAATAAGATTTCAGTTCTTTTATGTCCATATATCAAAACCCCTTTTAAAAGCGTTTAAACCCCCTTTAAATTCGTTTAAATCATTTGAGGCGATACCCTTGATAACTAAAAGGCTAAAATGGCTTGAAACGCTTAAATTTTTACTTTTCATTTTTTAGCACGCTTGAAATTATTGCGTCGGCATTTTCGCTAAGCCACGTGGTGACTTCGCTTTGCTTTTGCGAGAGAGCTAAATTTGCGATCGTTTGAACGGTTTTTTTAGCAGTTTTTAGCTCGATCTCTTTTGGGTTGATTTGGCGCGGAGCCTTGATACTCCAATAAGTTTTTGCGAATTTATGAAGATTTTCGATATGTTCCGGGCTTAGCTCTCCGGCGTCTTTTAAAAATTTTTCGTAGTTTTCGATGAGGCTATTTACAAAAAGCGCCTCTTTATTCTCAAGCTCGTCTTCGCTTCTTAAATTTGCCAGTTTTAGGCCGTCCCAATCGATGCCTTTTTTAAAATCCGCTTTTTTATGGTAGTAGAAAGTTTGGCGCGCGATATTTAAAGCGGCGCAAATTTCATCTACGGTCTTTCCTTGTATATACAGTTCTTTTATTACGTCTTTCATTTTTTTTGCTTGCCGCTTGTCTTTTTGGCGCTTTTTACGGAGCTAGCGAGAAAATAATGCTCACATACTTCAAGTATGCTCCGCTTATTTCTCGCGTCGCAACCGCAAAAATTCCTCAAAAATACTTCGCGACTTTTTCCTTTAACTTTTATTTTTTCATCGCATATTTTTTACGCAAACTATAACGCAAAATTTTTTTACAAGCACTCCAAATAGCGGGTATTTAGAGTGGTTAAATTTTAAAAAAGCCATAAAATGCGAGGCAAGAAAACTAAATACGCCGACGCCGAGAGCGACGGTGTGCTTTAGAGGGGTGCAGGGGATAAATCCCCGCTCGTAAGGACGGACTTTGTTCGTCCGCGAAGTCAAAATAAAAGGAGCGAAATGACAGAGCTTGAAAAAAGCGTGGTAGCGCTTGAACTAAACAGCTTGCAAGACGGAAAGATAAAAATCAGCCCCGCCGGTCAGCAGGTTATGGGCTACGACGGCCGCGTTTTTAATATCGACGCCTCGTTTGTGGTAGCCAACACCAAAAGCCAAAACGTAGATATCTTGTTAGATAAGGATCACTACGACGGCGAAGCGATGGGATGGTTTGACGTAAATTCGCTTGAAGCTAGAGACGACGGGATTTACGCGAGTTTGGAATTTACCGAGGTGGGCAAAGGACTAGTAGATAAAAAATTATATAGATACTTAAGCCCGGCTTACGAGGTTAATTACCGCGACAACGGAGTAAGAGAGGTGGTGAGGATCGCAAGCGTGGGGCTTGTAAATCGTCCAAATTTGCTAAATAAGGCACTAAACAACAAAGGAGAAGAGATGCCCGAAAACAATTCCGAGCTAGCTGCAAAGCTGGCCGAACTAAACGAGAAAAACGCGACTTTGCAGGCGCAAGTAACCGCAAAAGATAAGGAGATAGAAGAGCTAAAAGCAGCGCTTGATACCGAGCGCAATAACGCTAAAACCGCGCGAATAGAAAGCGCCATCAAAAACGGCGAACTTTTGCCTAATCGTAAAGAAATGGCTATGGCGCTCGAGGGCAATGCGCTAGATAGCTTTATGGAAGTTTCAAAAAGCGAAGCCGCGAGCGTGCTAAAAGAAAAAAGCTACGAGAAAAATAAAAAAGAGGGGCTTGATATCGATCCAGACGTCAAAGCTCAACTAGGTCTATAAAAAGGAGAAAAAATGCCAAGAAGAGTACTTGATGCCGCATATATGGAGTCGGTTTCAAAAGGTTTTAAAACAGTATTTAACGATGCTTTAAATACGCAAAATAGCGATTATTTGAAAGTCGCTACCGAAATAAACGCAAATACCGTAACGGTCGATTATTCGTGGCTAGCGGATATGCCTAGTATGCGAGAATGGGTAGGAGATAGAACGCTAAACGAGCTTGCGGCTTGGAACTACACCATCTCTAAAAAAGATTGGGAATCATCGATAAAGGTCAAACGCGACGTCATCGAATACGATAACCTAGGCATCGTAAAGCCTCGCATAATAGATCTAGCCGCCACAGTACCGGAGCACTACAACTCTATGGTATTTGGTCTACTTGAGTCAAACGGCGACTGCTACGACGGTAAGAAGTTTTTCGCCGCCGATCACCAGGTAAAAGGGCAAAGTTTTTCAAATTTGAGTAATTTGGAGCTAACCGAGGAAAACTATGAAAAAGCGGTAGCCGAGATGGGTAGACTCATCAAGGATAATGGAAATCCGCTTCGCATAAAGCCAAATCTCATCGTAGTACCGCCGGAGCTAAAAGCAAAGGCCAAGGAGCTATTTTTGGCCGAGAAAAAGGCAAACGGCGCCAGCAATCCTCTCTACAAAGAGGTTGAGATCCTCGTGTGCTACGAGCTAACCAAGAAAAAAACGTGGTATCTGTTAGACACTTCAAGGGCGGTCAAGCCTATCGTGCTTCAGAAAAACAAAGAGGCCGAATTTGTCGCCCAAGATAAGCTAGACAACGAAGCGGCGTTTATGAGAAAAGAGTTTAGATACGGCGTGGATACCGAGGATAACGCAGGATACGGCCTATGGCAAATGGCGTATAAAAACGCACCGACAGAATAAGGAGCTGCAATGGGAAACTACGAAAGCTTTGTAAAAGCCCAAGGGCTTGAACTTGAAAGCAAAAAGAAAAAGAGTGACAATAAAAATAAAGATAAAGAAGCCGAAGCAAAAAACACTGAAAACGCAGATGAAAACACGCAAGAAGGCGCAGATGAAAGCGAAACTAACCAGCAGGGCTAAGCAAAGCCTGCAAAACCCAAGCGAGATCACAGATGAAATGGTAGAGCGCGCGGTAAATGATGCTGAGGAGATAAGCAAAGGTAGAGATGTGCCGTATTTTGCAAAGGAAGACTTCGCATATATCAGACTTAAAATTTATCTCAAAGTGCAGCTAAATGCCGAAGATGAGATGATCTTTGAGGCAGCACAAAAGTTTATCAAAAGCTCGCCTTTTGTGGATGATGAGGGCAAACTACACTCAGCTAAATTTTATCAAAGCAAGATGCGAAAGGATGTGCTGTGACAAACTCAATCAGCCAAATAGCAAAGCAGCTCAAAGATAAATTTTCACTCAAAGAGCTACCAAGCTACGAAGCTCTCGAACAAAACGGCGAGTATCTCGTGTTTGAGGGCTTTGAGCGCGTAAATGAATCAACTGACAATGCAATATTTGGCGTCATCATCGCTGCCAATACGCTCAATGCCGACAAAAGCGCGCTACTGCCAAGAGTGGATGAGATGCGCCGTGATCTATTTCGTTTTGGGGCGAGCAATAGCGAATACATCGTATATGGTGCAAAGGCAGCGTTTGTCACAAATGCACTGTATTGCGTGAAATTCAACGTTAAGATAAAAATAGCCGAGTTTATCGATTGACCCTGCTAATCGCCACTTTTCAGGCAAAGAGAACAGCCCGTACGATTTGCCTTCAAAGTGCGATTAGCTTGCTATAAATTTAAACTGGGCTCAAAAACTAAAATTTAAGGAGAACAAAAATGGCACAAGAAAAAATAGCAAGACTAGCCACTGCAACAGTGAGCTTTGTCCCGCAAGGAAAAACAGAGGCGACCGTGCTTGGGTATCAACAAAGTGTGAGCCTAAACCGCACAGTTGAGAAAAAAGAGCTGCTTTCAAACGATGAGAGTTTGGGCGAAAGTGTCATGGAGCTTGAAACCAAAGCTGAATACACGTTTAGCACTGAGATCGGCGACATTAGCATACCAAACCTAGCCCTATGTTTCAAGGGTTTGGTAGAGAGCGAAACATACGCGGCAGGCGGTAAATTCTTTACTGGAAAAACAATCAAGGCAGACACCGAGCAAATCAAGATCGGCGACCCGGTGCTAAAAGACACAAAAATATACATCGCCACCGAAAACATGGCAGCAGGTAGCTTTACAGTGGATAAATGCGCTCCGCGCAACTACCCTGTAAAATTTAAAAAGATCGTGCCGCAAAAACTATCAAATTCTTTAGGAAAGATCATTGTCGATGGCAAAAACCTTGCAACCGGCAAAGCTCAAATTTTAACAATCCCGCTTGTTAATCTTAGCTTCGAGGGCGATCTGACGGTTAGCGGCTCAGACTTTGCAAAACTATCACTCAAAGGCAAAATTCTACGCGCTGCGGGCGAAGAGCTATTTACATTTATGGACGAAGAATAAGGAGACAATAATGAAGACTAAATTTCCGTTTGAAATTAACATCGATGAAGCTAAATTCAAGCTTGAATACAGAGAGCTTAAAAAGAGCGAGGCTCGCGCCCTAAATGATGAGCTTGGCGGGCTAAAAAGTGCGGTCGAGACCATAGAGCGCCTAAAACACGAGATAGCACTTCTCGAAGAAGCCAAAGAAGTCAAAAAAGAGGTCGCTGCGTGCCTAGAAGGCAAGGCAAAGGCAAATGCGCTGCAAGATGTGCTTGGCATCATAGATGAAATTTCAACCAAACAAAAAGAGATCAAGGAAGCCGACCAGTTTAAGATCGATGTCGATGAGACCGCAAAGAAAAGATTCGATCTCACGCTTAGCGGTGAAGATGTGGAGGCTTTCAAGGCTGAAATCGAAGAAAAAGGTCTTAGCTACATCGATGTGATGCGCGCCATAGATGCCGTGATCGAAAAGGAACGCTCAAAAAAGTAGAGCGCATCCTTGCTTACGTGCAATCTCAAATGAGCCCAGATGAATTTGGGCTTGATTTTTATGAGACGCTCATATTGCGGGGGCTAGGTATCGCTCTGGTCGTGAGACAAGGACTAAACGGAGCAGTCTTTGAGTGCGACACACTCGTATTGCGCACCTTTTGCAAACGCTTCAAAATAGATTTTTTATGGATGTTTGAGGTTTCAAAAAGATATGTGGCGATCATGAGCAAGCAAGATTAAATTTTAATGGCAGATTAGGTAACAGGAAAAATGGCAGATAACGACGTAAAGATAACCATCACTATAAACGGCGAGACGACAGAGCTAAAAGCCGCCAAAGCTGACGTTGAAGATCTAGCCAAAAATGTCAAAAAAGCAGATACCGCTACTGCTGGACTAAAAGACTCATTTGCCGCGCTCGCCCTAAAAATAGGCGGGGTCGCGGCTCTCACGGCTGCATTCAAAGATCTCGTAAGCACCGGCTTTGAAGCAAACAAAAGCTTTGAAAACCTACAAATTCAACTAACTGGCTTAATCGCCGCCAACTCCTCAAACATAAGTTCTATGGGGCGCGTTTTAGACGCTCATGAAAAATGGAATTTGGGTATGGCTGAAAGTGAGAAAATCCTAAATCAGCTAAACGAAACCAACGCAAAAACAAAATTTACGCTTGAAGAGATCACTGGTGCTTTCAATATGTTTTACGCCACGTCTGCCGGGCAAGGTAGCCGTGAAAAAGCGGTGCAAGCGATGGATAGTATCGCACTTGCCGCGCAAGCCGTGGGCAAAAACATCAACGATCTAACCCCTATGATGGATAGTCTAGCTACTGGCACTGTCATAGCCGCTTCCGAAATGGGCTCATTCATGAAAATAGTTGGGCTTACCAACGAAGAACTCAAAAAAGCAAATGAAAACGGGCAGGTGTATGACTATCTCATTGAAAAGCTGGCTAAATTTAAAGAGCTTAGCGGCGAAGCAGGAAATAGCTACGAAGTAGCCCTTGGTGGGGTTAAAAACGAAATCACTGAGATAGCGCGTGAGCTAACTAAGCCAATGTTTGAAACTGTCACCAAAGGCCTTAATGACTTTGGCAAACTTATAAAAGATCATAAAGATGACATCATAGAATTTGGAGAGGATGTTTTTAGATCATTTCAACTCATTGGCTCTGGCATCCTCTATATTGGCGCCACAGCTGCAAAGGTGCTCCTAGCTATCCCGACAGCTATTTTAAGCGGTTTCGATGTGCTCACTCTCATCATCGAAAACAAGATCAACGCCGTCATCAAAAACGCACAAGAAGCATACAATAGCATAGCTTGGCTTTGGGATGGAGAGACCACATTTGGGCGCGTAAATTTTGCGACCAATGCTTCAAGTGGCATTATGGAGGCGTATAAATCCGTAGAAGATACGCAAGAAAGAGCTGCGCAAGCCGCAAAAGATCTATTCAATGAAATCAAAGAAAACACCCGTGCCGCCGCCAAAGAGACCAAAGCTGCCACAAAAGATGTCGGTGAGTCTTTGCAAAGCTTGCCACCAAAGATAGAGCCCGTAGCCAAAGCTGCCAAAAAAGCCTCAAAGGATATGAGCTCATACAACAACGCCTTGCGAGAAATCGCACGCCTTGGTATGAGCGAATATGAGAAAAAACTTGATGACATCGAGCATAAAGAAAAAGAGTGGCTAAAAGTTGGCATTGATAAAAAAACAGCTGCCAAAGCAAAGGCGAAGCTATTTGACATCTTAGAAACTGAGGAAGCAAATAAAGTGCTAAAAGAGCATGCAAGCTTTCTAAAAGAGCGTGAAGAGCTTGAGAAAAAATACTACGAAGCAATCGGCGAATATGAAAAAGCGTGGGCGATCGAAAGCAAAAAATATAAAGAAGAAATCAAAAAATTAGGGCTCACGGAAGAGGACGCCAAAAAATACCTTGAAATTCAAAAGAAAAAATACTTCGAGCCGTACGTCAAAAACACGAAAGCGGCGTTTAAAGACATAAAAAACAGCTGGGCCGACACGGTTTCAAGTATGCAAAAAACCGTCGACGACGGTTTTTTCAACTTTTTCATAGGAAAAACGAAAAGCCTAAAAACCGCACTAAAAGACATAGGTACGAATCTAATGCGCGACCTAATCAGTCCATACGCGCGCGTATTGTCGCAGGGCATTTCGGGCGGTTTCGGGGCAATGCTGGGCGGCGGCTCAAATTTGGCCTCTATCGCTTCAAATTTGGGTTTAGCCAAAAACGATAGCGGCGGCTGGAGCGGATCGGTCGGCGGCACGACGGTAGAGCTTTCAAGCACAGGGCAAATTTTGCGCGGAGCTTCTGCTCTGGATAAAGGCACGACAAATTTGCTCTCATCCATTTCAAACCTTAAAACAGCCTACGACACCTTTACCAAAGGCTTTGGTTCGCCGTTTTCAAGCATAGGCGGCTATTTGATGAACAACGGCTGGACAAGCTCAGGGGCGTTTTTCAATGGCATGGGCGGAGGCGTGAATTCACTCTTTGGCACAAACTCAATGCTTAGCGGTACAGCTGGACGCGGTGCAGCACAAGCGGCACTCAGTGGCTATGGCAGTCCATATTACAGCGCAGGTGCTGCTACTGGTGGCGCTCTTGTTGGCGGGGCTGTTGGGTATGGCATAGGAAGTGGGCTAGATAAGATGTTTGGTGCAAACACCTACGCCCCTCAAACTGGCATGGTAGCTGGAGCTGCTGTGGGGGGATACGCTGCACTTGCAGGATCGCTCTCAGCTGTGCCAGTATGGGGCTGGATAGCGGCTGCTGTCGTGCTTGCCATAGGCGGCATGATAGGAAAAAGCAAGATCACCGATTGGGGCTATCAAGTAGGGCAAGATTTATCGCTAGGGCTCGATAAAGGGCTTGACGGCGGCGTCAATAATTGGAAAGAAAAGACCAAAAAAAGCTGGTTTAGCAAGAGTACATCAAATCAGACATCGCCAATAGATAGTGAAACAGTGAAAATGCTATCTAGCTATGTCCGCACCACATCCGCACTTTTGAAGGAATTCACTGGTGGTGATTTCACCCTACCAGCGCGCACGTATAATAAGCGAACCCTCATAGATGAGGGCTTTGGCGGTGCTTTGATAGCTGGGGTGATGGGGAAGAGATTTGACAAGGCTCTAAGCTTTGGAGGCAGTGAGGGCGAGCTTGAAAAAACATACCGCTACTGGATGGAGCAGGCAAAAAAGGACAAAAAAGAGACCTATGAGCTACTTGCGGAGTATGTCGGCAAGATAAATTCAAACATCAAAGCTCTAAAACTTGAAAGTCTAAGTAGCGAGCTTGAAAAGATGAAATTTGCCAAAGACGAAGCCATAGATGCACTTAAAACGTTAAATTCTGGTTTAGGTGCGCTTGGCAACGACTTTGACTTCGTCGGTCAAGACATGGCAAAACAGATCGAAAAAGCATATCGTGAGGCTTTAAAAAGCGACTTTTCAAAAGAGAGTGTGGATCGCTATCAAGCTCTCACAGAAGCCTACAAACAAGCCAAAAAAGCCCAAGATGACTACACCAAAGCTATTATCAGCTTTTCACAGCAGATAGCCCAGACCCAAAGTAGCTTTTATCAAGCAGTGGGCGGTGATACCACTATCCTCGCCCTTCAAAACATCTATACAAAATTTAGGGTCTTATCTGGCACTTTGGCAGGCGACATTGGCAAAGATCGCCTAAATGAGGTCTCAAAGCTAGGCAGCACCGCTGATCCGAAGGTATGGGCGGAGTATTTTTTCAGGATGAGCTACGCTCAAATGCAAGAATTCCTTTCGCAAGGCAATACCGAGCTACGAAAAGAATTTCTAAATTTGATCACCGAGCATAAGAATTTCCTCACTGCAAATGGCGGCAATGAGGTATGGCTAAAATCCCTCACTGGTTTGCAGGGAGTGATGAAGCAAATCGAAGCTTTAAAATTGGCTGAAAAAGCTCAAAGCACGCTTGAGATCCAAAAGCAGCAACTCGCAAATCTCAATCTGCAAAAGAGCGCAATCGAAAAGCTAGCTAGTATGGCTACCAAGATCCGTGAAAGCGTCATCGACAATACAACGAGCCAAATCAACTATATGTTGGCTCTTCAAAGGGCACGCGGGGCATATGCTAGCGGGGAATATGATAGCAAGGCATACGATGAGCTCAATTCTGCTATCACCAAACAGCAGCAGTATCTCAAAGACACATCCGCCACATACGCTGACTATCATCACTCAATGCTAAAAATGGCAAATGAGGTCGAGGACGTAGCAAAAGGTGCGTCGCTGCAAGACATATCTGAGCAGATCAAAAGGCTTGATAAGCTTCTAAATAGTGCCAACAATAGCTATGAAAGCCAGCTTGCAGCACTCAATGAACAAAAGAAACAACTAGAAATAGACGCTCAAAATCAGATCAACACGCTTTGGAAACTCCTTGGCGAAGGAAGTCCAATAGCCGCATATCTGCAAGCAGTCAAAGACGCCATACTCTCAGGCAAGCAAGCCCCAGCGTATGGCGGAGGCTCTATCTCAAATATCGCCACTACTGCCACCACAGCAAACGGAGCATTGCTCACAAATCAGCTAGAAAAAGACATCAACAGTATCTACCTTTCAACCATAGGCAGAAGCGTAGAGCAAGCGGGGCTTGACGCGTGGGTGGCAAAGGCAAGAGCTGAAAATTTATCGAAAGAACAGCTCAAAGCCCAAATCGAGCAAACTGCAAGAAATATCACGGGCTCAGGCAAAAAAGAGGACTGGCTTGAATGGAGCAAGAAAAGAGGCTACAAAGCCTTTGCAGATGGTGGTATCGTCACACGCCCGACCCGTGCTCTCATAGGAGAGGCTGGGTATGACGAAGCTGTCATACCGCTAAAAGATGGCAGAGGCGTGAAGGTAGATATGGATGGAGCGATAGGAGCGCTTACAGTGATAACGGAGCGTATAGAAAAACTCGTAACAAATATCGAGAGAAATTTAAGAGAGGTAAATATGAGACAAAGAGAAACAAACGACAATGGAGCACAGCTCGTGAGGGTCGTATCATGACGGTGCTCAGTAAAGTCAATTTCACGCTGACGCAAACCAATGCGCCAGCAGACAAAGAAAAAAAATATACCAAAGGTATGAACGTAGCTGAGGATGAAGTAATTATCTACAACGAGCAAAAATACAAGGCTGCAAAGGCTATTTCAAGCATGCAAGAGCCACCAGATCGTGATATAAAGAATTTCACGCACGTGGGAGCGATAAATAAAAATGCGATGATAGATAGCTTCATAAACACGCAGACCACAAAAAAGGACGGCTCGCCGCTAATCTTCAAGATTGACACCCAAAGAAAGCGTATCGATTGTTTGTCATTTTTCAACATAGATGCAGACACGCTCACGATCAAAAAAGACGGCAAGCAGATCTATCAAGACAAGCTCCTGAAAAAATCAAGCGTGAGCTGGTGGGAATTCTTTTTTGAGAATGGAAAAGAATTCAAAAAAGATACGATCGTGAATGTCCCTATGCTCTTTGGCGAGTTTGAGGTCACACTCACGCCGAACAAATTCGGCGCAAATTTGGGTCATCTTAGCATCGGTCAAAAGGTCTTCATTGGATACACTGAGCTTGGGTGTGAATTTGGAGCGATTGACTACTCAAAGAAGCAAAAGAATGAGTATGGCGACATCAGTATTCTCAAAGGCAGAGCCGCAAAATATCTCAATACTGCTGTAGTGGTTGATACCAAGCAAATTGATAGCAAAGATCAGGTTCTCATGGGTATCCTTGGAGAGCTTACGACCTTTATCGGGGATGAAAAAGACCGAGGCATCAAAAGCCTTATACTCTTTGGCTTTATCAAGGATTACAGCTTCAAGGTTACAGGAGAGGAGAAAAGTAGCCTAAATTTAAACGTCGAGGGTATCGTTTAATTTGGGTTTGTGGGCAATAGGTGGGCGTTTAAACGCCCTTTAACAACATATTAAATTTTAAAAAGGATAACACATGGCGAAACAAATTTCAAAGATCAAAGAACCACCAACTACGAGTGATCCGCAAAATTTCGACGCAAGAGCGGATGAATTTGTAGCGTGCCTACCAAAATTCGTGACAGAGGCGAATGAGCTAGCAGTAGAAGCAGAGAATAACGCAAATGCAGCCCAGAGTTCAAAAGAGGCAGCCGCAAACAGCGCACAGCTTGCAGAGCAGGCAAGAGACGCCGTGGCGCTGTCAGCTCAAAACCTAGCTGCTGCGGTAAATGACGCAATAGAGTGCAAGCAATCCGCCGCAAAGAGTGCAAACAATGCAAAGAAAAGTGAAACGGCAGTAACCCAAATGAGCGAAGCCGTCAAGAGCGCAAAAAGCGAGCTTGAAAATGAAATCGAGCAAGCGAAAGAAACCATCACGAATGACATCGAGCAAGCCAAAAACCTCATCAACAGTGGCAATGGTGGCGTGATAGATGACAGCAGGGTTTCAGAGGTATCGACGTATTCGAGCAAGAAACTCGAAGCCGATGTTTTAGCTCAACTTCAAGCATTAGAGAAAAAATATGAAGAGTTGAAAGTTTTTGCACAAGAGAGCAATATGGCGTATGATATTCAAGATTTGATTGGGATGGCGGTAGCTTTGACGGATGATGAATATTCAAAAGTTAGTTCGCTTAGGTTTATGGAGGATGGCAATATAGCTGTATTGGGACAAAATTTTATTAAGATTTATACACCTGATCTAGAAGAAGTAGCTGTGCCACCACTCCCTAGCCCTCAAAAAAGCCTGCAATATATCGTGATGACCATCGGAGAACACCCAACCATATTCGTGCAAGAAAATCAAACCTATGATGTTTATAGGCTTATAAAAAACAGTGAGACTTACATATGGGAAAAAATTGGTAGAGAAGGTAATGATAATATTTTTACTATAGGCAATAGTTTATCACAAGAATGCAATAAATTTGTTTATGCAAGATATGACAAAGATAACTCCATATGGAAGTATGATAACGGTTGGCAAAAAGCAAACCTATCAAACCAAAGCCAAATTTCTTTTGATGGTAAAAACCTTGCACAATATGGCACCTTAAGCTTTTATGGAAAAGATTGTTTTTATCTTTACAAATACGCAAACGGAGCTTCTTATGATTACACAAAAATAGACACAAAGACCTTAGAGCAAGAAGGGGAAAGCAAGCGTTTTGATCCAATCTCTTCAAGTTATAGCAATTCTATTTCTTTATTGTTTCCAGAGCATTTTTTGCTTAAAGGTGATGGTAGTGGTAATGTAATTATAAAAAATTTGCAAAGCAATACAACAAGGGTTGTTCTTCGTTCAGCCCCACACTTAAGTGGCTTTTGGTCAAAAACACCTAAAAAAATAATATCACTACAAGGAAATGGAAATTTTTATATTTTAGGCGATATACCAACTGGTAGTGAAGGTTTGGTTTTAAAAAAGATATTGGTAAAACTAAACTCAAAATTTCTCGCCAAATATGGAATATAAAGGAGTAACTATGCCATTTTTGAATACCAAAATTTACCTAACGATCATCACTTTTTTAGTCCTTGCCCTGTTTGGCGCAGGGCTTGAAATTTGGCGGCTAAACGGCGCAGTTTCGAGCGCAAAAGCCGAAACGCAAGACGTCAAGGACAAGCTAGAAAAAGAGCAAACAAAGCTAGCCCTCAAAGAGGCGGAAAGCCAAATTTACGCGGCAAATTTAAGCGAATGTAATTCCAAAATATCTGCGCAAAACGAAGCTATCAAAAGCATAGCTCTAGATATGAAACAGATCCGCCAAAGCCAAGCGGGGCTGAGAAAAGAGCTACAAGCCAAATACGAAAGTATGGAGCCTCCGCCGAGGGATAGTAGCTGCGAGGAAAACTTAGCCTATTACGAAAGGCTGTTTAGGGGGCTAGGAAAATGAAAAGCAAAGCAGTCAAATTTACGCTTATCTGCGCTACTGCTGTTATGCTTTGCGGTTGCGCTGGTACGGAGCCACGGATCATCGCCCGCACCCAGTATCAAGACGTGGACAAACCCGTGCGCTGCGACGTGGAGCTACCGCCAAAGCCTAGCTTTGATGAGATAGATCCATCGACTGCCGGAGACGTAGCGACATATCACGAAGAGGTCGAAAGACTGCTTTTGCTGTGCGTAGGAGAGAAAAGATGAGCGAGCTAGTCATGAGGAAATTTAGAAGCTTTAGGCTCAGTAGAAAAAGAGTGCTGGAAATCGCTTTGTCTATCTTGCTAGCCTTGATTTTCGGGGCGGCGATAAGATGAGCTTCATAGACAAAGAATACTGGTATATATTTTGGGTGATGGTCGTGGGCCTCATCGGAGCGGTGCTTGGACTGCTCGACGAGAACGGTAGGCCTAGGAAAAATAGAACCAAAAAGGGCTTTTTCGCCGCAGCCGCTACGTCGATGTTTCTATGTTGGGCGACGTATGAGATAGTATTTTTCATTTCGCACGTTACGCCTTTTTCTCTCGCTATAGGTGGCATCATAGCGTGGATGGGTGCCGAATGGGTCAGACGCAAGATCGACAAGGCCGCAAACAAGAAGATAGAAAGCCTAGGCACAGATAGCGGTAGCTATACAAAGAGCGAAAGCGAATACGAAGAGGAGTTAAAATGAGCGATGAAGAGATACTGGAGAGTATGCAAACAAAGCGTACTAAGTGTGTCGTCTATACCCGCGTCATGGGCTATCATCGCCCGGTAGAGAGCTTTAACGTCGGTAAAAAGGGCGAGCATAAAGAAAGAGTGAAATTCAAAGAAAGGACAAAAAATGAAACTTACGATACGCAGATATAAAGACATCGAAGACGGCACGCTAGGTAAATTTGAGCTAACGGGCGTAAATACTGTGCTGATGACGGGCTACACGCTAGAGTCCGCAGGACCCGATACGACCGCAAGGGGCAAAGATAGGCGCATACCGGCGGGACTTTATCAGGTGGCTTGGCACAAGTCGCCAAAATTTAACCGCGTGGTGCCGGTGCTATACAACGAGCAAGTACCGAAAGATCGCTACATAGAGATCCATGCCGGCAACTATCCAAAGCATACCGAGGGCTGCATACTGGTGGGCAAGTGGGCGAACGACGAGGGAGTGTTTGAGAGCGTCAAAACGCTAGAGGCTTTGCTTAGTTTTATCCAGGGCAAGGATTTAGAGGTGGAGATTTTAAACGATATAAAGGAGCAACGATGAAAAGAAATAACTCGGGTCTTACCCCCCCCCAGAAATTAAAAGCTCCGTTTGCGTGGGTAGGCGGTAAATCAAAGCTTGCCGCAAAGATTGTTTCTCTTATGCCGCCGCACGTCAAATATATCGAAGTCTTTGGCGGCGCCTTGTCTGTGTTTTATCAAAAAACGCCGTCTAAGATCGAAGTCGTAAACGACATAAATGGCGATCTTATTAATCTACACCGCACCATTCAAACAAGGCCGCAAAGTTTATCTTTTTATCTAAACTCCATGTTAAAAAGCCGCGAGATATTTTACGGCATCAAAGACGGCAAGCTAGAGCCTAGAAACAAGATAGAAGCCGCAGCGTTTTACTATTATCTTATTAACATGAGCTTTGGGGCGAAGGGCGCAAATTATGCCATGAGTAAACGTAGGAACTTTGGAAATATCTATAGAGATTTTACGGTATATTCTAAGCGTCTAAAGGGCACCTCGATCGAAAATATGAGCTATGAAAAACTTATAAAAGAATACGACGATAAGGACGCTTTATTTTACCTAGACCCGCC